GCTCAACCATCTGTGCCCAGCCCCTAAGATGCACCTGGTCTGGCTCGACCATTGTGACGCATTACCTACCCATGAGAGCACACATAAGATTAATCCCGGTCTTGCTGTGCATCTCGTAGTTGCTATAGCCCAGGACGTCATCACCTGTCCTAGGAGGGTCAGGCAAGTGCTGATGACCATAGGATTCGCACAAATCATTAAGCCAATCATCCTCTGTTTGACCCCACTGTAGATCTAATGATAAATTTTCGTTATGAACTTTCGGGTATGTTTCTTTAACGATATAATAGTCTTACGGAGCGGTGCCGCCGACTAAGTGAACTTCATCAACACTTCCGACCAACACGGTGCGATCCCTACGCCAATCGATACTAGCGTGGCTCTCCCAAGTCCACCGATCGCTTAGTTTCGGCTCTACCCAATCTTTCAAATATTGGGCACCAATTTATAAGCTATTGGGGCCCAATTGCTGGTATTATCTCTTGAAATGGCACATAAGTTCTGTCCAAAGGTGTATCGGTTATAAGCAGTAAGCACCTAACTCGAGTCGCTTAACTCCAGGCCCTGTACTAATTTATGATATCCAAGAGAAGCCATTCAATTATATGTAACTCCCGTTCCCGTCGCCCAAGTTCGATGTGTGTTAATATGGTCGCCCTTCTTGGCCCTTAACTGACATGGAGATACTGTGGCCCACCACGCCCGGCTTGATCCAATATTCTCGAACGCGGCAGATGCCTTCCTAATTCGGTAGTTCCCAATCCCCAGGAAGACTCGGGAATTACATAAAACTACTAAACCATTAGCACCTGGTCCACCACTCATCTGAGGACTAAGGGAAGTAATAATTGCTATCAAGTGACAGTATCACAACGAAGCTCTGCCCGCACCACGGCATGGTCTAAAGGGTATTCCTAGACAGAATCGTCAACCCGGCAGGCACACAAGTACGGCACGGACAACCGCCCGTAGTAGGATAAGCGTGGCCATTCTGGTGCCAATATTGCTGATCATATGGCTCATCATTCGGCCTAAGGCCTACTAACCGAGTTCGGGCAATTTCCTCCGCAGTCAGGACGCCTTCTAGGACACGAGTTGAACTGCTCCACTTTGAACCAATGTCTATAATGGTGATCGGTCGTCCCTAGCCGCGTATGAATTAGATACACTTGTTCCATGTGTCGGCCATGCTGATATTCGCTATACTACGGCAAATAGGGTGACGGCTATGTCCAACGGTGTCCACATACTAGATGTTCGCGACGACACCCTAAGGGACACCTTAATGGAGGAGCCATTAGATCGCAGCAAGGGTCCACTAACCTCGTATCACAGGGAGAACATGGCCGTCTTAAACCCTAAAATTCCCCCTAATCCGGACCTCATTCGCTCCAGGAGCTTGTCTTGGATAGACGTTCATTTAGACTAGATCCCAACAGAATGTCTTACTAATAGCAACGTATCGATCAGTTATCAACCTACCCATATGCATTCGTGATGCCATGTTACAATTCGTACCTTTATCGGCGACCCAGTCATAGTGGAAATGGTGAACCCGTCTTATTCTAACGGCGACATTCCGAAATTAAAATCGTAGACTCCCATTACCCTAGACGAGATAAGAGTGGCAAACCGAGCAACTATGGATAGAACACCATCTAAGGTACGGTTCACTAACAACCTCCTCTGTAAGATCGTAACCCCAAGGGTTGTCAACGGTTGCGTGTGCATTGTCCTCCTCATATGGGAAATCGCATTGAACAGATGCATCTTTGCTCGGGAGCATCCGAATTAGCCAAGCGGATATAGCCCCCCAAACTTACTTTGCCGTGCGAACCGCTAAATACCATGATGCAGCAATAGTAAGAGCCCCGATAGCATCCTTAGATTTAACAACTACAACGCCGAAGACAATTGGCACAGTAACATGCGAAGTAAGCTGCATAACCAATTTAACACCTGTGCGCTATGCTCTTCGGAAAGCCCACACAATGTCTGTCACAAGAGAGGAGACGCCAGCACAGAATAAATATAAGCCGGCATTAAATGGCTGTCTTACGGGGGGAAGTGGAGTCCTAGAGGTAAGTTCGTGCAAGAGCCCGGGATGGACGCCACCAACGCTATAGTCCAATGACATCAGCAACCTCTCTTTCTCTGACCTTGGCACATATGTAAAAGCCTTACTCTCCTCGGTAACCTCGCCCATCTCTTTTGGAACATTATAACAAAGCCAAG